CAGTTGGTGCCGGCATTTCACTAACAACAAGTGCCACATCGGGAATGACAACTTCGTTTACCGTTCAAACGGACGTAATGAGAGTTGTTGCAGTTACATCTGGAGCATTTGTTGCAATTGGAACAAATCCAACAGCAACAACTGCAGATTATTATGTTCCTGCTGGAAGTTCTGCGACTCTTGCGATGACTAAAGCATCAAATAGAGTTGTTGGAATTATAACAGGAACTACAACAATTGTCAGTGTTCCTGAAGGAACTCAAGTTCCATTTGGAGTTGGTGATTTTATAAGTATTACTGGAGCAAGTGAACCTCTTTATAATTTTGTACATGTTCCAGTGGTATCAGTAGATACTACATCTGGTGTTGATGGTTATTATCAAACACGTCTTACTCTTGGTCATAATTCTAGTGGTATCCTTACTGCATTTTCCGCAAAAGATGCAACTATCAAAAATTCTTTGAGAGTCGCTGCCAGAACGGAAGGTTCAGGTGGAATTGTTTATGCTCAACAAGTACAAATTTCAGGACAAGCATAATGAAACTCATCACCGAAGAAATTGAATCAGTAGAAGTTATTACTGAGAATGTAAACGGCAAAAAAACTCTTTACATTCAAGGTCCTTTCCTTCAAACTGAACAAAAGAATCGCAATGGTAGAGTATATCGTCGTGAAATAATGGAGCGTGAGGTTAAGAGATACTCTGACAGTTATATTGACAAAGGTCGTGCTCTTGGTGAGTTGGGTCATCCTGATGGTCCTACTGTCAACCTCGATAGAGTATCACATAAGATTGTTTCTCTTGAGCAAAAGGGAAATGATTTTATTGGTAAGGCACAAATCCTTTCCACACCTATGGGGAAAATTGCAGAATCTCTTTTAAAGGAAGGTGTAACTCTTGGTGTTTCTTCTCGTGGCATTGGTTCAGTAAGACAACATCGTGATGGATACATGGAAGTTGGTGAAGATTTTATGCTTGCAACTGCTGCTGATATCGTTGCTGATCCTTCTGCACCTGATGCTTTTGTTCAGGGAATTATGGAAGGTAAGGAATGGGTTTGGGATGGTGGAATTCTCAAGGAAAAGGCAGCTGAGAACACTAAATATAAAATCAACACTCTTGTTGATCAAGGTGTTCTTGAACAATATAAGTTATCATTATTCAATGAGTTTTTAAACTCACTGTAATTTATTAATTTATAAATAAATATAGATTAAATTTACTAAGGTTAATCGGAGAGTTCAAATGTCTCGTGGAGATTTACAAGAAATGGAAGTAGGCACTAAGCAATCCAAAACCGCTGTTAATGCAAATGCTAAAGCAGCGGACGCAATGCCAAACTTGTCTGGTTCAACACCAGGTCAAACTGGAGGATGGGAAGATCTTGGCGGACCAGATCCTTCTAACTATCGTCCAACTGATGATTCAGCGAAGCTGAAGACTCCTGGCGCAACGTTAAAGCAAGTTAAGGATGCTGTTAACAAAGGTGCAAAGCCAGCTGAAGCAATGAAAGGCGTTAAGGAAGAAGAAGAACTCGAAGATGAAGATCTCATCGATGAGGAAATTGATGAAGAAACCGAAGAAGAAATTGTAGAAGCTAAGCACAAGAAAGAAGAAGACAAAGAAGAAAAAGAGGAAGACGAAGAAGAAGACGAAGAAGAGGAGGAAATGGAAGAGGAATATAACATCGAAGAAGATGTAAATGCTCTTCTGTCTGGTGAAGAACTCTCTGAAGAGTTTCAAGAAAAAGCACGTACCATTTTTGAAACTGCTCTTCGCTCTAAAGTTTCTGAAATTAAAGAAACTCTAGAAGAGCAATACTCTGCTGCTCTTGCAGAAGAAGTAGAAGAGATCAAGAAAGGATTAGTCGAGCGTGTTGATTCTTATCTTGAGTATGTTGCTGATGAGTGGTTCACTGAGAATCAACTCGCTATTCAAGGCGGTCTGAAGGAAGAGCTAAACGACTCCTTCATGACTGGTCTGAAAGGACTTTTTGAAGATCATTATGTAACAATCCCTGAAGATAAATATGATGTTCTTGAGAGCATGGTAGACAAACTTGATGACATGGAGACAAAACTCAACGAGCAGATCGAAAAGAATGTTTCCTTAAACAAGCGTCTCGCAGAGGCGGTTGCAGACGGAATCTTTGAACAAGTTTCTAGTGGACTTGCTGCCACTCAGAAAGACAAGCTCGCTTCACTTGCCGAAAGTGTTGAGTTTGAAAGTGAGGAAGAATATCGTGAAAAACTGGAGACACTAAAGGAATCATATTTTCCTTCAAAGTCAAAATCTCCAAATGCTAAATCCGAGAGCCTCTCAGAGCAGGTAGATAGTTCACCTGAATCAGTTTCAGGATCAATGGCTGCTTACCTCAAGACGCTTTCAGCATTCAGCAAATAATTGAATTTAATATAATTCAAACCAAAAAACGCACTTTAGTAAAAAGGTAAAACGCAAATGTTCCAATCCGAGCATCTGCAGGAAAAGTGGGCACCTCTCCTCAACTATGAGGGTCTTGATTCAATCAAAGATTCACACAGAAGAGCTGTTACCGCTGTCCTGCTCGAAAACCAAGAAAAATTTTTAAGAGAGCAATCTGCTTTCGAAACTTCAGGATCATTCCTGGCTGAATCACCAACCAACAGTGCTAACTCTGCTGGTGGTAGTGGTGGTTTCGGCGGAACTTCCGCTGCTGGCGGTCCTACCGCAGGTTTCGATCCTGTTCTGATCTCACTGATCAGACGTTCAATGCCTAATCTGATCGCCTATGATATTGCTGGCGTTCAACCAATGAGTGGTCCTACTGGACTCATCTTCGCAATGCGTTCACGCTACACCAGCCAGACTGGAACTGAAGCTTTCTACAACGAAGTTGATTCAGCTTTCTCTGGTCAAGATGCTGGTCGTGACGAGACTGCAGGATTCAGCGATGCAAAAGTTGGTTTTGGTACTACTTCACAGTCAGGAACCAATCCTTCAGTTCTGAACCCTGTTGGTACTGCGACAACTGAGCCTTCACCATACAACGTTGGTCAAGGCATGGCAACTGGCGACGCAGAAAATCTGGATGGTGCTGGCAATGATGCCTTCAACCAGATGGCATTCTCAATCGAGAAAGTCACTGTTACTGCAAAGTCACGCGCTCTGAAAGCTGAGTACTCACTCGAACTCGCTCAAGACCTTAAGGCAATTCACGGTCTGAATGCAGAAGCTGAGTTGGCAAACATTCTGTCAACTGAAATTCTTGCTGAAATCAACCGTGAAGTCATCAGAACCGTTTATAAGGTCGCTGAGCAAGGTGCTGTTCAGAACACTGCAACTGCTGGTATCTTCGACCTCGACGTTGACTCCAACGGTCGTTGGTCAGTTGAGAAGTTCAAGGGTCTTCTGTTCCAGATCGAGAGAGATGCAAACGCAATCGCTCAGAGAACTCGTCGCGGGAAGGGCAACACCATCATCTGCTCTGCAGACGTTGCTTCAGCTCTAACCATGGCAGGCGTTCTGGATTACACCCCAGCACTCAACGCTAACCTGACTGTTGATGATACTGGCAACACCTTTGCTGGTACTCTGATGGGCAAATTCCGCGTCTACATCGATCCATATGCTGCTAACCTGACCTCTGCTAACGCAGCACCAGGCAACCAGTACTATGTTGTTGGTTATAAGGGTTCTTCACCTTATGACGCTGGTCTCTTCTATTGCCCATATGTTCCTCTCCAAATGGTACGTGCCGTTGGTGAGAACAGCTTCCAGCCAAAAATCGGATTTAAGACCCGTTACGGAATGGTTGCAAACCCATTCGCTGAGGGTACCGATCAAGGTCTTGGTAGACTCCTTCTCAATAGCAACCGCTACTACAGAAGAGTTGCTGTTAAGAACCTCATGTGATCCAAAGGATTCACAAGATTCGTTCAGAGGGTCTTCGGACCCTCTTTTTTTATCTAAATATTTAAAAAAAGATGACTAGAGCGTCTCAAATTGAAAACAGAAATTTTCTATCACCAACAGGATTTAAGTTTGTTTTAAACAGAAGTCCTAAAGTAGCATTTTTCTGCAATCAAGCAAACATACCTGATTTATTTTTAGGTGTTGCTTCACAACCAAACTATCTGAGAGATATTCCAACTCCAGGTGATAAAATAGAATTTGGAGATTTAAGTTTAAGATTTTTAGTAGATGAAAATCTTGAAAACTTCATGGAAATTCAAAACTGGATTCGTGGATTAGGATATCCAGAAAGTGTTCAAGAATTTAGAGACTTAGAAGCAGAAGGTTTAACACAAGGTAGATACGTACAAGATAAACAAAACATTTACTCTGACGGCACACTTCAAGTTTTAAATAGCAACTTAGTTGCAAATTTCAACGTTAACTTTAAAGACTTGTTTCCATATTCATTGACAACTTTAACATTTGATGCTACCGATACTGACATTCAGTACTTTACAGCAGACGTAAGTTTCAAGTATACTTCTTATAATATTACAACTTTATCTGGCACTCCTTTATGAGTTTTGATCTTGATACTATTCAAAAAATGTGGGAAAAGGATGCAGTCATTGATCCAGACAATTTACACACAGAATCTCTGAACATTCCTGCTCTTCACGCAAAATACTTTGAATTATATAATACAATAAATCTTTTAAAAAAGAAAGCAGAGCAACAAAGAAAAAATATTCGACATGAAAGATATGAATATTTTACTGGAAAGGCAGATCCTGATGTTTACATAGAAAATCCTTTTCCTAAAAAGATAAGAGATAAAGATACTTTACAAAAGTATCTGGATGCTGATGAATCACTATCAAGTGTATGTCTCAAAATTGAGTACTATGAAACTATGCTAAATTATATTGAGAGTATTCTTAAAATAATTCAAAATAGAACTTATCAAATTAAGAATGCAATTGAATTTATGAGATTCCAGGCAGGATATGGTTGATACTACAAACGTTGTTATCAGTAAGTCAAATGAGGTTTTTTTAAAAATTAAAACAGAACCTCATATAGAATATGAACTTAGAGATCATTTTAAGTTTGAGGTTCCTGGTGCAAAATTTATGCCTCAGTATAGAAACAGGCACTGGAACGGAGAAATACATTTATATGATATGAGATCCAAACAAATTTATGTTGGTCTTTTAGATCGCTTAGTGCATTTTTGTGAGCAGTATAATTATAGTTACAAGTTTGAAAATAACAAATTTTATGGACAACCTTTTGAAGTCAACGAGGAAATATCTTTAGAAGGCGTTAAAGATTATATGCAGTCTATCTGTTCTCACTCTCCACGTCAATATCAGATAGAAGGAGTACACGATGCTCTAAAACATAATCGAAAATTACTGATATCACCCACTGCCTCAGGCAAATCTCTGATGATTTATTCATTAGTAAGGTACTATGTTGATAAACAACAAAAAATCCTTCTAGTTGTTCCAACGACATCTCTTGTAGAGCAGATGTATAAGGATTTTCTTGATTATGGTTGGAATGCTGAGACATATTGCCACAAAATTTATTCTGGAAAAGAAAAGACAAATGAATATCCAGTCACGATTACCACTTGGCAATCAGTTTATAAATTAGAAAGATCGTTCTTTGAAGAATATAATGTAGTTATAGGAGATGAAGCTCATTTATTCAAAAGTAAGTCACTAATTGAAATAATGACAAAACTTCACCATGCAAAATATAGGTTTGGATTTACTGGAACTCTTGATGGCACACAAACTCATAAATGGGTTTTAGAAGGATTATTTGGTCCATCATATAAAGTTACAAGAACTGATGAATTGATGAAACAAGGACATCTATCTCAATTAGATATTCAATGTCTCGTATTAAAACATCCTCCTCAAAAGTTTGAGACTTATGAAGATGAGATACAATATCTCATATCACACGAACAAAGAAATAAATTTATTTCAAATTTAGCTTTAGATCTAAGAGGAAATACTCTGGTTCTATTCAGTCGCGTAGAATCACACGGAGCTATACTTTACAATAAAATAAATACTAATAAGCAAAATGATCGTAAAGTATTTTTTGTACATGGTGGTGTGGATGCTGAACAAAGAGAACTTGTGAGAGAGATTACAGAAAAAGAATCAGATGCAGTAATTGTTGCATCATATGGAACTTTTTCTACAGGTATCAACATTCGTAATCTTCACAATGTTATATTTGCTTCTCCATCAAAATCTAGAATCAGAAATTTACAATCAATTGGAAGAGTACTAAGAAAAGGAAAAAATAAAACCAAAGCAGTGCTTTATGATATTGCTGATGATTGTACGCATAACTCAAGAAAAAATTATACACTAAATCATTTTATAGAAAGAATTAAAATATACAATGAAGAAAACTTTAATTATGAAATAATCACCATACAACTTAAAAAAGATGATAGAAGATGATTTTTATGCAACACTCAAATTAAAAACAGGCGAAGA